CAACGGGCTCCCGGCCGATATCGCCGGTCGTGCGCGCGTAGTACAGGACATGCGCGGGATTCATCGCGGTCACGCCACCGAAGATCGCAGCACGGATGATGCCGACGATAGCGGACGGATCGCCGCTGGCGACCACGGGAATGGCGTCGCCAGGCGTGTTGTCCACATAGGCGGTGTACGTCGTATTGCCCAGGTCGATGTTGACCGCGTAGGACGAGACGCTAGCGACGCTGTTGATGATGTTCCCCGCCTCCTGCGCGATCTGCAGCGCCGTCATAGAGCCGTCGCTAACGTTAGGTTCGCCATCGGTGAGAAAGAAGGCAAGGCGCTGTGCCGTCGGTGGCGCGCCATTGTAGAACGCAGGCATATCCATGACGCCGGCCGTGAAGTACGTGCCGTACTGGCTGACGCGTGCGCTCACCCAGTTCTTGAGGTTGGTGATGCCCGCCGCGGTGACTCCGCGTTCAAGCGTGGAAATGCGACCGTTAGGCTTTTCCCCGAAGCCTACAATCATGAGGTCGATCACTGTGCCGGTAGCTACGGCCTCCCCTACTTGGTCGAGCACGCTGTTGAGCGCGTTCTTCATGTTGGTGAGCCGGGTCTGCCCGTTGCCGGCCACGGTGTCCATCGATCCAGAGAGATCGATGGCGAAGAACAGGGCAACCGACTTCGGCGTCCCCATTGGAATTGCTGCCTTCTCCGGGTACCAGCAGACGTCGTTGTCCCAGCCCTTCTTGATCTTGCGAATCTTGTAGCTGGCCTTCTGCGGGTACGGGTTCATCGCGCCGTACTTGCCGCCCTTGAACACCAGCGTCGATAGACCGCGCCATGCGGGCACCTGCGGCCCAAGGTTTGCCAACAGGTAGGCGTTCGGCTGCTGTGTGGCTTCGCCAAACATCACGTCGACGTCGCCCACGATGCCGCCCTGGTCCTTCTCGCCGCCCCAAAGGTTCGGTGCGTTGATCGTGATGGTGCCGCTGCTCGTCAGCTCGCCGTTCCAGGCAGTCTTGTCACCACCACGGAACTCGACGAACGCATCCATCGGACCCACGCCTAGACCGGCGTGATAGGCAACCAGGTACCAATAGCCGACGGTGGCTGATTTGCCGCTCTTACCCCCCATGCGTGGTCGCCTCCGACTCGCACTGACGTGCCCACTTCACCAGCGCCAGCGCCAAGCCGTCGCCGGTTGCCTCAAGCCTCTCGGCCTTGATGCCGTCGCGCACAAACGCTTGCCAATCCATGCCCTGGCGGCGGAACCATGCGCGTGAGGTGTCGCGGCAGAAACCAGGCCGAGTGCTGAAGCCGGGAATGGTGAAGAGGTGCCGCCTCGTGACGATCAGGTCGGTGCTCACTTCTTGCCACCCTTCGTCTTGATCGGGAGGGTGCCCATCTGCTTCCAGGCGAGCAGGAACTCGTCTTCGACCCAGCACGTGCCGAAGTAGTGTTTGGCCGCAAGACCATCCTCGACGGTCGGCGCCTCGCCGCTCTGCGGCGCTGGCGTCTGCGGTTTCGGCCGCATCGAATAAGCCACCGCCGCGGCCACGAGCACGATAATGAGCTGGATCACCCACCAGTAGACTGCCTTCACCGGTTCGTCTGGTGGCGGCGGAAGCGCCGCCGCGACGAACAGGCGGATGAGTTGCATGATCACCACGACCACACCCATATAGAACAGTCTCCAGCGCGAGTACTCGCCACTACGCGTGTCGAGCCACCAGTAGCGCGCGCGCCACGACCACACGTAATGCCAGCGTTTGGCGCGTGCTATCAACCCCATGACATCGATACCCCATCCATCGGGCTCTTCACCGGCTTGTAGACGCTGCCGCCATAGTTGATGGTGTTGTTGCGCGCAGCGCATGCGGCCCAGGTGCGTGGGCATCCAGGTCGCGCCGTGACCGCGAGGCCGTTGACCAGATCGCTGGCGCTGTACAGCAGCGTTACGTTCGACCCGTTGTGCGCCATGATCGACCGGCGCTCGATCAGGCCGTTGCTGCGCGTCCAGATAAGATAGCCGCCGTGCAGCGGCAGCGGAGCTGAAGCAAATGCGTTCGCTGTGACCACCAGCCCGTTGACGCCGCTCACTACCGCATTGACCTTGAAGGCCTCCGGATTCAGATTGCAGCCGCGCAGGCCCGTGGAATATATCGTCTTCCAGCAGCCGCGCTGCCACTTCGGCCCCTGATTGCGCGCCCGTGCATAACCGTTGGTCGGTTCGCAGTGCAGCTCCATTTCGACGTCGCCGAACTTGGGCTGTGTGACCACGCCCATCCACACAATGTTCGGTGGGTCGCTGTCGCCATAGTGTGCGTCCATGCAAACGACGCGCACTTCGTCGCTTGGGATGTAGGGATGCCAGTTGTCCCCCAATTCCTGCGTGCTGGGGTACTCCAGCGCCGTCCGGTCCCGCAGGTAGGCGAAGCTGATGGTGATCTTGTCCTTCGCGCGCTCGGCCGTTTCCTTGATCTCGCTGCGGTCGATTTGCGCAGCGACATAGGTGAAGCCGCCGATGACAAGGTCGCGATCACTGCTGGCGAAGCGCCACACCAGCCCTTGCCGGATGAACTGGAACAGACGAACTGGCTTACCGCCGAATCGGCTCAGCTCGAAGGAATTAAACATCGGGCACCACCGCTTGCCAGCCCGTTGTGGACTCGGCGACGCCCTCGGCGTCGGTTACATGCTTGATCTCGATCTCGTCACTGGCCAAGGTGCTCAGGGCCATGAACGAGACCGAACGGATGTTGCCTGGCGCGATGCTAGCCACACCCAGCGGCGCATTGAGGGTAAGCGTCTCGGTATTGCCCGCCTCGGCTGCGTTGCTGATCCGGCGATACAGCTTCGTGCCATCGAACAGCTCGATCAGGATGTCCTTGCGGTTGTGCTTGCCCTTGCCGAACAACGTGTAGCCAGCCCATTCGATGCTCAGGGACGTGCTGCCGCCAGCAATGGCGGCGGCGGGCTTGAGGTCACTGGCAAAGCTGGGCACCCAGATCGGAGTGCGGCGGCCGCCGAGGGTGTAAAGCAGTGAGCGAAACCAGCTGTGCTCGGCTCGACCGAACAGTTTCCAGTGGCTCTGCTGCGCGCGCAGCGCCAGGCCGGGCAGGTCGTGCACCACCGGCAGACCGGTGTCGTAATCCACCGTCTGGGCCAGGCCAGCATAGCTGGCGCTCGGCTCGTCGCTCTCATCCGGGCGCACGTCCAGCACCAGGTGCGTGAGGTAGGTTGTCGGGCTGGCCAGCAACGGCCAATCGCATGGCTCAGCAATGTCAAAGGCAATGCTGCGGCGACTGACGTTGTCGCTGCGCAGCACCTCCTCGGCACCATCCTGCACGCGCGCACGGCGCAGCGGATACAGGCGCGTGCCGGCGGGCCAGCTATCGACCAGCGGCGCAGCCAGCGTGAGGCCGGTCAGACTGGCCGTGTCGACCTGCACGACCTCCCAGCGGTTCACCGAGGCCCACAACAGCGCCTTGCCGCCGGCGATGAAGTCGAAGCCTAGCGTCTTGCAGGCGATGAAGCCGGCCGCCGCCGACAGGGCACCGACCAATTGCACGTCTGGCCAGATCGGCAGCAGCCACACGCCGCGGTGACCGGCCAGCAGCATGTCGGCGACGCGGCGCTCCTTCCCGTCGGCCAGTAGCTCGAACACGAAGCTGCGGCGCGGGCCGATGCGCAGGCCACGGTGCTGGCTGACGGCCGTCGCGCTGGCCAGCATGTAGTCGGTCAGCCAGGAGAGGGTCTCCTGTATCCCGTCAGACCAGTCGGGCGGGAGCGGCCAGATCTTCGCAGCGGTGGAAGTGAAGCCCATTAGTCACCACTCCGCACGTATCGAGTTGCCGTTCTGGCCAGCAATGGCCACCACCGCCTTCTCCATCGCCGGGTGCTGCGCCAGCCGCTGGGCGAGCTGGTCTTCGTTCTGCAGCAGGTACACGCGCATCTTGTTGTTGACGCTCGTTTGCATGGCGTTTGAATCGCTGATGCGTGCGCGCGGCTCGGGCATCGAATACACTGGCGCCGGCGCGACCAGGCCGCCGTCGGCATAGCCGTTGTGGATCGCGGCGCGCAGTGCGTGGAAGCCGCGCGGACCACCGAGGGCGCGAATATCTTCCTGCGACAGCACGCCTTCGCCCTTGTGCACAATGCCGGCCGGCTGATACTTGCCGCCGGGGCCGGTGTAGCCACCTTCAGCGTAGCCACCAGGGCTGTAGTTGGCGCTCGACAGCAGCTGCGCGATCTGGGCGCCCTGGGCCATCGCAGCCGCGATGGCGCCGATATTCGCCGGCCATCCCAGCTTGCTCGCTTCGGCCACGTTCTGGGCCAACGCCACCGCCGCCTGCGCGACCGCAAAGCCCTTGCTCAACGCGAACAGTGCCTGGTAGGTCTTGCTCTGCTCGCCGGCGAACGACTTTGCAATGGAAGCCATCGAGCCGAAAGCATTGGACGCCTGCGCCAGGCGGAGTTGATTCTGTGCGATGGCGAGATTGGTCAGCGCATCCTGGTGCTGCTGTTCGAGCAGCAGCGACTGCTGGTTCCAGTATTGCTTGTCCGCGTTTTCCTGTCGCAAGGCGGCGTCGATGATGGCACGGCGCTGGTCGTACTCGGATTGCAGCTCCGAGAGCTGCTCGTTGAGGCGATCATCGTCCGGGCTGCCGATGCCGAACTGATACAGGTCGCCGCGAAAGTTCGGCAACGGCGACAAAGCCTGCTGGCCGATCTTGGCGATCTCCGCCTTGTACTGCTTGGCGTCGATGATCCCCTTCTCCAGGGCCTTGTTGAGCGTCTCGATCTGGTCGGTGACCGAATCCACTGCGGCTTCGACCGGCGTGCGCAGGCGATCGTGCAGGCGCTCGTAGGCGCGCTCGGTGTCTTCCAGTTCTTTTTTCTGTTTCTCCTGCTCTTCGCGCTGCTGTCGCGCAGTGTCCAGCGCCTTTGCCTGCGCTAGCAGTTGTTCCTTCATGGCCGCGCTGGCGGACTGATACGCGCCGTGCTGGGTTTCCCAGCGCACGCGCGCCTCTTCGCTGACGCGCCGCTCTCCCTCCTCGACCAAGCCCAGCATGGCGCTCT